TCGGATTTGGTTTTCGGATCTCTGGAAGCTTTTCGATGTGGTGAGTCTGTACACTATACCCGACGCCCGTGCCTCCTAAGAGTAAGAACAGGATTTCGCTAAATACTCGCCAGTCATCGACTGGGGCATATGCGCAATTATATACTCGATTGGGGGAGATCTCAATAGGTTTCCCGCCAAACTGTAGAGAGCGCATTGAAGGCAGGACTTTCTTCTCATAAACATACTCATATGCTTTCCCTATCTCTTGTTCAAGATCTGGATATTTCTTAAGGTGCATTTCCTTGTTCCGGGTTACTAATTCGCCCCAGGTTTCTCTTCTATCTTTTTCTTCTAGGAACCTTGCATACTTCATGTACACCGTAATTTCACTTAAGATCTCGCTCGACATGTCCATTTTGCCTTCTTCGTACATTCTTTTCTCTCCCTTTCATTAGTTACTGGTTTGTTCTTCTCTGCGCTCTTCCCTCATGAGTCTGTAGACCTTCTTGGGCCCACTCTCTGCATCATTCGAGGAAAACTCTGATGGCGGAAATACCCTGATCTCCACATTGGACGGATCCATAAAAATAGGAAACACTATGCCGTCGAGTCCGTTTCGATTCTTGGCAATATAAATTCTTCCTGTATTGTTGGACTTGTCTGCCCCCGTTCTTGATACCGAGAATATGAAGTCTGCCACAAAACATTTTGAGAATGCCTCGCTTATGGATTCCATAGTTATGACTTCCGCATTTATCCCGCTCCTGTTAGTTTGAGATGCTGTCCAAACTGGGCACTCGTATTCTTGAGCGATTGCTCTCAGTTCTTCATAAATAGATTCGAGCTCGTTCCTTTTCTCTTTAGAGTATGCAATTGGTCTCAGAATGTCAGCATAATCAACAATGATCATTCCGATATCGAAATCTCTACTCTTTAATTTTTCCAGGTGATTTCTGATTGTTTGAGTTGTGGCACTCTTGGTGGGATACTCCTTCACGAGGAGTCGTCCTGGGATTTCCTGAATCTGCTCGAAAACCTCTTCCTTGTTAGGGTAGAGTTGGTTGATCGGGATCCCCGTTATACAACTGTCGTATCTGTTACCGATTATTGTATCTTGGAGTTCCAAAGTATAATGCACCACCGTAGAACCATTCTTGATTGCCTCGGCCCCCAAGTGGGCGAGGACCATGCTTTTCCCCACCCCAGTTGGAGCAATAACAACGCCGAGTTCGCCGCGTCCAAGTCCACCACCGACAATCTTATCTACCTCATCCCACCCAGTTGAGACCGGGTTTCGATGAGTCAGTTGATATCTCTTCTCGAAGTCCTGCATGAAATCATAACCAATATCGTTACCAACACCAAGTTTTAGCGCGTCGTTGATTATCTTGCTAACCTCGTCGAAAGAAGAGTCTTGCATCAACTTCACGCTCTTAAGCATTGCTCCTTGTAAGTTTTGTTTGCGGCAGAAATCGAGTGATCTATCTCTGACATATACTTCATCCACGCTATCTGGTGAGGATTTGATCCTAACATAGAAACTGCGCACTTGCTGGCGCACCACTTCGCTGACCGATATATCTTCTTCGCTCTTTAGGATACTCTCAAAAGTGGCGAGAGAAGGGTGCTTTTTGTATTTTTCCTTGTAGGAGAATACTTTCCGAACAAAGTCTTGCAAGTATTTTAGTTCAAAGAAATTGATGTCGAGAACTTCGCCTACTTGGCTAGCAAAGTTGGAGTCTTCCAGGATTATCCTTGCCAAGCTCTCTTGAAAAGGTTTGCCAAAGGTACCGAATGTCGCTTCTTTATTGTTTTCCATTGATGCGTCCGTATTAGTCAAAAAATTATAGTTTGTGATCGGAGATCATTTTCCTAAAAGAAGCATATAGTTCTTCAAGGTTAATCTGTGGAAAACCGTCCTCGAATAAGAGTTTAACAACGCCAGTATTATTAAACAATGGTTTATATTCGCTGAATGTGCTCTTTATCCTTCTAGTGGTATGGGTTGATAGGGCTGGAGAATATAATTGCATCATCTTGTAATTGATCTTTACCACTTCCATATTCTCAATAATATCGTTATAAAACTTCACTTTGTCACCCTTATGCTCTTCACAATACTCTAAAATTTCAGAAATAAGATAACTCTTATCCTCTGCTAGAAACGGTAGACGCTTTGCGACGGTGGCGAGGCCTGCGCCGGGCACACCGGGCAGATTATCGGACGTGTCGCCGGCGATAGCACGGGCGGCGGCAAAATTATCTGGATGGATCTGAAACTTTTCAAGGATCGTATTTCTACTCACCAATTCGTCCTGAATCGGTCGGTAGAGAATCGTTGAGTCACCACAAACTTGAAAAAAGTCCTTGTCACTGGAAACGATAACCTTTTGCCAATCAGAAAACACAGGAAGGTTACTCACGTAAGATATCGTATCGTCTGCCTCTATGTCTGGAAACATAAATTGAACAACTGGCGTCTCATTTAGATACTCCAATACGCGAACTTGCTGCCATATGCGATTCTCGGATTCCTCATTCTCTGGCATGTTGCGAATGAAGCGATTAAGTCGGACGGGTTTTCTGCCCGCTTTATATCCCTTAACAATACTTCTTCGTTTCTTGCTGCCGCCGGCACCATCCCAGACAGTCACTATGAGATCTGGTCTGATAGTGCGGTTCAGTTTTTGTAGTCCCTGGAGGAAACCTACGATTCCTCCAATTGGTTGACCATTGCTTGATATCGTGGGATTCACAATATAGTGCCTTATAAAGGCATTGTGACCATCAATTATCATCATCCTCTTTTTCGCCATCGTTCACTTTGTCTTTCTAATTTCTTTTTCAAAACTCTGATTCTATCGAGCATCTTTGCGCGCTCGTTCCCCAGAGAGAGGGCGTCCTCGTACAATCTTTCGATTGCATCTAAGGAAATCTTAATTGTTTGCTTGAGGGTCACTCATTGGTTTCTTCTTCGTCCGACTCATAGAAAGTGGAAGCGTCCACGATTCGCTTGTCGAATTTCAGCACAACTTCTTCGTCGATTAGTTGCATTACCCTAGCACGGAACTTCTCGTCTTTCATTTGTTCTGCCCATTTTGCCGACTGAAACTTCTGCGAAGTGCCGTCTTCAAACTTAAGCGTCCACCAGGCACCGGCATTATTTATATGCTCGGAAGACTGAATTGCCTCGAAAAGACTATCGTCATCGCAGACGCCTATATCGTCGCCCCACAGGATCTTGAAGTTACAAGTGCGGCCGGAGGTGCCGAAGCGGGATTTCTCCAAACGTGCTTTCACCTCGTTACCGATCCGATAATTCTTCTGATCCAAGATGTAACTGCTCTTGCCGCGGCGACTAGTTAACCAAATGCGGAGACTATAGGCATACGTCATTGACTTTCCGCCTGGACAGACATATTTTTCACTGTCTGTGGCATATTTCGGGTTCGTTACCTGCAAATTTGTCTTCAACTGATTTAATACTAGCAGCGTAGACTGTGCATTCGCGAGGTGCACGACCAACTTTGACATTCCCTTGGCCAGGACTCTGGCTTTTACTGCGACGGACTCGTTGGGATTAAATGTTCCCTCAACGTCACTTACTGCTGGTGTCAGCGCGAGAGAATCCCATACAAATAGAAACTTATCGTCACTAGAATTGAGGAGTGTTTCTATCGTCTCCAAGACAAACTCAACGGACGTTGCTTGTACATAACCGATCTGTGAGATATCAACGCCACTGCGCTCCAAAAATTTTGGATCGATGGCGGATTCAGAATCGAAATAAAAGACCTGTATTCCCATCTTCTGGGCATTAGCACAAGTCTGTGCTGCCATATAACTTTTGCCGCTAGATTCCATCCCAGCAATCTCAGTCAATTTGCCCACAGGAATGCCTGCCATCTTTCCTCGACATATGATTCCATTCAACCACGTTGAACCAGTTGGGATCCACTCCCTCACCTCGGTAGGGTTCTCTGAAGTCAGATCATGTGCCACTGGCATGCCGGCCTTTTTGTTGATGAGTGCTCTCATCTCGTCGATGCTCAAGCTTCCTTGCTTGGGTTTGATTCTCGCCATAGGGATTCCTTGTAAAAGTATAAAAAATATGAGGCACCTGATAACCCTGTGCCTCCCCGTGGGGAACTAAACGCTCTAGGCGCCCATCAATTCATCTAGGGCAGCGTCTACCCTACCCGCCCCTGCGGGGGCAGTGGTCGTATACTTCGTCACCTCGCTAGCAAACTCCTCGGGAGAGTCTGAAGCAAGGTGCACATCCAGGTATCCCTGAACATCAACTGATGACTTTCGCTCAAAAAGAGTCTCAAAGTCAGGGATGTTGGAGAGGATCTGTTCACATTGCTCTTCGCTCAGTTTATCGTTGCAAAGAGTGCTAGAACGTCGCTTCGCAGTAATCTTAGTTACTGGAAACTGTCCTCCTGGTGGTTTCCCATAATTGATGTCCAAATCAATCCCGGTTTCAGTATCGGTAATATCCCCATAGTCCGGATTCAGCACAAGACCTAATAGGGTTTCATAGACCGTCTTTGAAAAACCCCAAAGACGGGCGCCCGATTCCTCTTCTCCCCGAGTCAGCACAGGAGAGAAAAATCGGGATTTAACACCGAGCTGGCGCGCCATTGCCCTGCTTTCCTCATCGCCCTCTTGATAGAGGCCGCGAACAAATGAGCACACTGCGCAGTCATCACCATAGTTCTGTTTCGGACAAAGAAAACCATTCTCTTT